TTATTATCAATTTTTGCACATTTAATAGATTTATTTTTATTTGTGCCGCAAGAGTAAATTTCTCACTTTTTGGAAACTGCAATAATGTGGGATATAAGTACAAAATAAAATCATAAGTTTTCTGATATATTGTCAGATTATTCAATTTTACAGCCCTAATACAAGCTTTCAAAGAACAAGAAACAATTATTCAATAAAAGCGGCGCGGAAACCGATATGACTGTACACATACGCACGTGCATAATACAGATGAAGCATAAATACACCCGCATTCGTACCATTGTACCAATAACCACCACGAAGAGGCAGGCGCTCCGCAAAATTGCGCCAATATGAGTGATCTTCGCCGTGAATATTTCCACCAACTGCGACCGGACCGATGGCCAGTTTTTTCAAATCATCATTAGCGCCTGGAATATCATCAAATTGCATTGATTTATAATCCGGTGAGGCTCCTTCCATTGTGGTGCCGCGCGATATATTTGAAAAAGAAATAGTCGAGCCAGCTCCATCCTAATTCACATACATCCCAGTATCGAAATAATCAGCTTCTGCTGCTTTGAAAGAATTTCCTATTGCCGTCGGTGATGCATTCAAATTGCCGGCCACAAGAATTTTGCCTTCATTCAGCTTAAATCCACTTACCCATTCCCATATATTCCCATTTAAATCGTAAATGCCAGATTCTTCTTGATTGTGTGCAGTGAGTGGTCCGCCGCTCCCTGTTTTCCATCGAGATGTCCCACTGCCGAACGTATCCCCGGAAACAATTTCTCCGGTAATATGCTTTTTATCTATATCCCTGCCATAATTATTATTGCCGTTTGGCATTGTTGCATTTTCCTGTGCAAACAGTGCAATCGCCGCCCACTCAGCATTGCTTAATACATGCCAACCGGTTATTGTTGTCCCATTATTCATGTTGTCGCAGGACCGGACCGCAGAATCATAATCAATATAAGTTCGTGGTTTTTGTCCGGGTAATGAACGTGCTTTATAAAGATGAGTATGCCCCGGGTCGAATGTTGTATCTATAATATTTTCGCCTGAATCTATTAAAACGCATTGATATTTACTGACCCAGAATCCAGGTTTCTCAACTCCATTAACCACAAAAGCGGGATGGATCGTTGTAGAATTAAAACCATTTGCAGGGTCCCAATTGAAACGAGGGATAAATACCATCATAGAGCCAACGCCATCCTTATCATATTTCAAATCGTTGTTTGGCCCTAACCCTCCGGCAATCTGCGCAATTGTTCTGCCAATATCCGTATTCCATTTTGATCTGCCGGAATTTGGTGTGTCGGATGTTTGGACAATTTGTTGGGTTATCATGTTAAATCACCATAAGTATCAGTAATTTCGCTTAAAAATGCATCGACATATCCCCATGTTGTGAAGCTGCCGGCCACATAATAATTTCTAAACCTGGCAAGCATATTAAATCGTCGCCTCATTGCAGCACCTCAAACATAACATTTAAGCTATCAGTGCCGGAGTCGGCACTAACATAGATCGAATCTCCGTTTGTTACGGTAATCGCCGGAGACCAGGAAGCTGCTTCAACAATCATATAGCCATTCGTGTGCGCAGCATCATTGCCAATGCGCAAATCAACATTGCGCGGGCGTAAATAACAAAATACTGCTCCGGCAGGAGGAACGATTTCGATTATGTTTGTATCTATCGCTATCGGGCTGGTCTTTGGCGTACCACTGGCGTCCTTATAAACCGGCTTGCCGCCCATATACACCGGCTGTCCGCGCATCCATTTTAGCATATTGCCTCCATTTAAAGCTTTATCGCCGCAAGAGTAACACTTGTCAATGTATCAAAATCAACATAGACAGTATTATCATCCTGGTTGTAGGTATTTACGGGGAATGGTCCAATCATTTTTTCGGCACCAAGGGCAATGGTAACCGTTCGATCGGCAACCGCAAGATCATCAACCGTTTTCGGGGTTGTGATAGTTGCAATCGTTGCACCGACACCATCATTTTTGATATGCAGAAATGTACGCAAGCCGTCATTTTCAAATGCATGTCCATCCACATGTGCAGCGTCATAACTTGGGGTTAATCCGCTGCGGGAAATTTGTTGTACCGTCATTGTTTGTCTGGCCATCATTTACCTCCTAAGTTCCATAAGGCCAATCCGCTTCCAATGGCGGATCATTGCTACCCTCGGCCTGATCCCAATGAGAGGCCTGGGTGTCGTCATAGAGCAATTTGATGCGAATAGGAATGAGGCGTTTGGTATTGTCAAACGGGACCTCAAGGGCGCGCACAATTTTGCAGTAAGCTGCCTCGATCATATGGACCGTTCCGTCTTCACGCACAACATAATAGCGCAGAGAATAATGCTTCCCCGCACTATTGCGAATAAGATTTATTTCATCCATACTGGCTTGCTTCATCACGCTTTGAAATTCAGCAGTGGTATTGCCATCAAGGGAAGCGACTTGATAGCCTCTTTCATCATAGTCATCTTCATCCTCGATAGTTTCGATGATCTTGGATCCCTCGATATAGCCAATATCGAGAAATGAACCGGATGGAAGTTCTTTGAGCGACAAATATCCGCCACCGATCTTGAAAATTCTTGTTTTATCTTTTCCGAGAGCCATTTAAAAGCTCCTTTAAATGTGATTCGATAGATTAATAAACTTTGTCGAAAGTGTGTGTTACAGTTACCGTATCGCCTGCAGCCATCAACCCATTATCGATTATTCTCGCATATTTTGCTTTTTTGTGCGCGGTAACCTGATAAATTGTATAGCTTGTTTCGGCACTTCCAGCGGTTGTACTGGTTAATGTATCCAATACCCCATGCGTATACCAATTCGTACCATCATCGGAAAGTTGCAAAACAGATTCCACTGCAGTTGAATCTGTGGTAGATGATTCCACGCACTTTGTATCAATGACCAATGTTCCCGGATAATCTTCACCATACTTACTTCTGGATTGAAAATCCTTTGGCAGCAAAATTTTATTGGAAGTATCTTTACCGGCTTGCACCAAAGTTGTATAAGTTGCCCTGGTGGTATTCCAGGTAACGGTTTCCTGATACCAGCCTGTACCAATGGCAAACATTGCAAAAAGTACAACAATCAAGAATATGGTTAATTTTTTCATTCTACAAACTCCTTGTTAAATTCCAAACGAATTGCCTGAACATCATTTGCGCCGATCGCGAATGTAAATGGCTCGCGCGCCACCCAGTTAAGTCGATATTCAAAATGCAAATCCATTGCAGTCATCACATCATCGGCCAGCCTTTCGGCTTTTTCTTCCGCCGCATCAATATCGCGATCGGTTATTTTTACAAGAACATAAATTTCAGTATTTCGGTTAAACTCGCGCGCGCTGCCTTCCTCGCTTTTGCTAGTATAAGCATCGCTTATTGCGGAAACAACAAAAGCTGGATATTTTTCGGCATCCTGAAAAGGCCGCCTGGCGAACTGTGCAAAATTGAGATTGCCAACTGCGAGAAGTATTTCATCTTTCCATGCACCGAACATTATGCCAGTCTCGTTCTTAATTTTTCTGCAATCATATTCGCGATTTTGGGCCGGTATTGATCAAACACAAACTTTAAAAATGGGTGCGGCTTTGTACCTTTCTTTGCAATTACATGTCTTATAGCATAAGCTCTGCGAATAGCTTCTTTGCCGGTTATCCCAAATTTCATAATGACCCACGTTTTGATAGCACTTATCGGCACCCAATGCGGTTTTGTTCCTTCATGCAAATATTGCGCATAATAGATATGAGGGCCAATGCTGGCCTTAATTTCATTTGCGGTGCGAACGATCTGGTGCGTTACTCTTTTTTTTAAATCACCGCTAACCTGGTGTCCTTCACGCTCAAGATAATCAACAACATCTCGCTCAATTTCGAGTGCTATTTCTTCCAAAGAACTTTCAAGTGCCGCATAAACAGCATGTTCTCTCAATTCAGCCATTTTTCACACCGCAATAAATGCGATTGAATTCCCAAATTCCACGTCCGTTTCTTCAGTTGTCATGTAAGGCTGAATAATTCTCATTGCTCTATCGTGAAATTTCTTTATCAAGTTATCAAGTTCTGCTTGACTCAGCAAACTATTTTTACTCTCTGCAAACCCAACACTGCTAACAATGCCGCCCTGCTCAGAATTGGCACGGATGTTCAGGGATGGAAGCAAATAAGTTAATGCCAACATTGCTTCTGCGCGAGCGAGCTTGCTTTTATCATCCTGATCATCGGTTGCTGTTTCAGCTTCGATGCTTTCATAGATACTATCCGTTATCAGGCTGCGCAATTCGCTTTCGGCGTCCGCTAGGTGCGGATTTACTTTTTCGTCCGCCAGATCGCTCGGCAGATGTCCGATCTGTCTTATTTGGCTTGTCGTCGTTAGCGGCATCGATTTCTTTCCAATATTTTTTTAATCCTTTTGGCAGTTTTTCATATTCCTCCGAAGAGATAATTTGCCCCCGGAGAAAATATCTACCATCGCTCAGCCGCAAGGATGCTTGTGTCAATTTATATGGCATTATGCCGGACGTCCATAAACAAATGCATCGGAAACAATATATTTGGCATCAAGAGAGCCATATATCGTCACCTCGACGACCCTGCGACGATAGTAGACATCGCGCCCGATTTCCATTTGCTGGCCAAAACCAACAGCAAGATTCGACTTGGGCGTCAACACCATTTTTGTATCCGAATTACCAAACACCGGGAGGACCTGAATGCCGCGGAAATTTGGAAAAGCTGTATTTTGCAATACTTGATCGCCGAGTGCTGTGGCGCGATCACCGATCTGCCTTGCATACGCTTCGGCAACATCTGGAGACACAAAAAGACCGAGATTAGTACGGTCATCCTTGTAATCCTTCGGCATACTGTCCAGCATATTCGGGAAAATGGTTCCGAGATAATCGGCGCCTGCTACATCAACAGCATGTACATCGGCATCGGCGGCAGCCTGAACATAAAAGCCATCAAGGCATTGCAAAAGCTTGTCTGTTCGTGTGCTGCCGGAATTGCTTGTATCGCCATTGAAAATCACCTGTACGGTATCTTTTCCCCAACGTTTTGCAAAAATACGATTCAAGGATTCATTCACGGCCTGTCCTTCAATATTTTTTCGCATGAAATCAAAAGAAACATTAAATGCAGCAAGGACTTCAACCGGGGTAAGCGTTGCCCGCTCAATAGTAGGGGTAACAATATCGGCAGCATCCGGCGCTGTGGCTTCGGTTGCTTTCACCATCACCGGATCACCAAGATCAATGGCATCAATATTCAGGCTTTTTACAATCCCGCTCTCAACACGGACTTGTTGTAAAACAGCAGTCTGGTCTACGGCGAGATCGATAAAGGCCTGCACATCCTGAGCAGACGCCTGGCCGCCAAGGCTTGTCGTAATATTTGCCTTGAGCAAATTAATCAATTGTTCGTTCGTCAACATTGGATTTCTCCTATATGAAAATATTCATTTAAATGATTTGCAAGCCCTTGCTTGGTTCAGGGTCGGGATCGCCATCTTGCCCCGTTTTCGCAGTCGAGCCGGGAGCAGCCTTTTCCAATTTTTCAAGGCGTTCTGCAACCGGAGTTAAAGCCTCTTTGACGGCCTTTGCAACATCAACGGGTTCCGCTTTTTCCAGCTTTTCAAGGCGCTCGGTAATGGGATTCAAGGCATCGTTAATGGACTGAGTAATTTCTTCGGGAGTCATTTCATTTTCTCCTTTTTGTACATTGGCTTTTTCATACATCTGTATGAGTTCTGATATGGCTGCATGTGCAGCCTTTATTTTATCGTAATTTCCCTTGCTAAAAATTTTTCCCTCTTTGGCAAGTTGGACATTTTCAAAATAAGTTTTGAACTGATCGATGCTTTCCATGACTGCCGTCCTTTTTGCATCGATTTCCAGATTATCGTCATCCATTATTTTTGCAATTGCATCTGATAACTTCCAGACACTATCGCGAATCTCATCACGAGCAACTTCGCCGTTAAAATCTTTCTGGAAAACGGTCTTTACAGCATTGACGATTTTATCCATAAAATCAGACTTTTCCAAACCAATCGCCTTTCTATGTTTTTGCAAATGATCGATAATCGCCTGGTCCGCCTTTTGTCCACTGCGCGCGCCATTAGCAGCTTGCCATGCTGCATTCAATCCACCTTTGTGCAAATACAGCTTCCCATTGCTCACCCAATGATGAGGATATTTCCAAGTGCTTTTCTTTTCAGGATCGCCCATGTCCGCAAAAGCGATGCGCGGCAGTTCGGCTTTATTTACTTTTGCCCAGTCCGGCTCAGCATCCAGAGTTTTGCTGTTATGCGTCATCGCTGCTTTTGCAACATCTTCCGCATGTGCTACTCCGGCCATACTCAGCCCGGTTATCTCGCCGCTCTTCACAGCTATCCAGGTATCTTCTTTCAATACTTTTATGCCAACGGCCCAGGAACCAATCGGCTGATCAGCAAAAAGAGGATCATTTTCTTTTGTGATCCAACTTTCTGCAACGAAGCCCTCATCCGGATCGAAATCGTGCTGCTTATCGACATTGGTTGTATTTCTCGCCTGCATAAAAGCATAAGCCGCATTTTCAATCTCAATAGGATTGTTGACAACATCGCCCTGGGAATCAACTTCACCGGGAGAATAAACGATGCCATAGACAATACGCTTTTCATTATCTATCTTTTTTATCTCAATCGGCTTTTCAAAAACCGGAGATTCTTTTTCGCTACTCTTCCAAATGATCGTTTTATTATTCGCTCCCTTTGCCACAAGGGAAATAAAACTTATTTGGATATCTTTGAGTACACGCTTTGCTTCCACATTAATCCCATATATTGTTATACTTTACAAGAAATTAACAATATATAGACATGATGCAAGTCTATTATTACCAAACTTGGGTTTGTTTTACGAATCAAACTTTGTTAGAAGAGACAAATTTTTGCAGCCATTCGGAAGGTTTAACGTGCCCATCGAGAATAACCTTTTCGACGGAGGTTCCTTTTAGCCCGCAATTCGGGCAAATACGGACTCGATATTGTATCAGCTTTGAAAGCGTCCTGCTCTCTGCAATAATCAACCGATTTCCACATTCAGGGCATTTCACCGCGTCTATTCGCTCCTTGTTTGCTTAGAATCGCTTTTAAACGATGCTTTTTCATTTGTTACATACAACTTACTGTTTCTTATTAAATTGTCACATTATAACAAATGCACCACAATTTAAACATTTTAGCTATTTTTAAAGTATTTTTATATAACATTGTGATTTTTTTTAAACGTTTATTCTTTAAATTGCCATTTTTTTAAACATTTTGCAAAATAGTTATTTTAGGCATAGCAACACACCTTTTCCAATTTATTGTATGGCAAAATGGCTTCTGGAAGATGCTAATCACACATAAGATGTTTAATTACTTAGCCTTATACTTATTTAAAAATATGCAGCATTCTTTTTAACTTTTTATTATGATTTTTTGCTCCCTCTCCGGCAATTAATGCCGAGCCAATGCGATTAAAAAATAGGATGCTGATGTAACGAAAAGGAAAAGATTTTTTTTCAGTATCGCCGCCATAACAGCAATACGAATAATCTTTGTCTTGATTATTCAATATCTTTACCCATGCAAATGTTTCAATTCCAAGAAATAAAACAGCAGGGACAAATTGCTTGGCGTAAACATTCCCGCTTCCCGGAAGAATAAGTGATAGGGTTGATGCCGCCCGCGAATCAATTCTATTTTCTGTGTAAAAAACTTGCTTTTTATTTATAAGCCATAATGCTGAATCAAGTTTTGTTGGCTTTTGCAAATCTTCCTTTACTCCCGCCGCCGCCAAACTCGTTAATAATAAAAATAATATTAATGCCTTCATCTCTCACTCCTCCTCTTTTATTTATTTTTCCCCTTTTCTTTTGTTATAAATTTCCTCATCCCCGGCCGCCTTTAACCATTGCTCAAAATCCACATCAAAAAAATCGCCAACAAGCCCCGGATTCTTTTTTAAAAATGCATACAATTCTTTGCGGTAGGCAAGCACTTCTTTTTTTGGCAAGTCTTTTTCATCCTTGCCATTTTCCGTACCAATGCCATATTTATTTAGTATTTCAGTAAATGTTTCCATTATTTACCCTTAAAGCCAAAAGGTCGTAATTTCAAGCCAATGATTTCCGCAACATCGTGCACCCATTTATAATTATTTTCAAAATCTCTTTTTAATCTGCGGTTGCCAAGCATGTAAGCTGCGAAACTTTCTGCAAATTTATCTGGAATACTATTGCCAGCATAAAGACTTACATTTACAGGTTTATTTTTAAAATAAGATGCTTCAAAAGCAAGCTGATTTATACTGCCATGCAAAACATGGCCTATTTCATGCAAAAGAATAGACCCGGTTGAATTTTGATTTTTTATGTTTGAAATATCAATAATGTTATTTTCATTCTCATCCCAGGTTTCAATCGGCTGCATCGTTTTCATTTTTCCATAAAATAAACCCACGCTTTTTTTACTTTCAGGACTACCAATTTTGATGGCGGTTACTCCTGGCCGCCGCGCTGACAATTTCCTTTCCTTCCCTTCAAAGATAACTTTTTTTGTCCCTATGGAAAAATTTATATCTTTCATTTTCAAAAGTGCTTTGCCGAGTGTTTGCGCAATAATTTGTACGGCAATTTCTTTGTCGCGCAGCGTTTTGCCGCCACGTACCCGCTGCACCGCTTCATCATAAATTTGCTCGCTCTGACCGACAAGCGCCACGGTGCGCGTGCGGCAGCGAAAATGATATGGAGGAATTGCCATTCCGGTTGGTAGCTGACTATTTTCGACATCTGCAACCTGATCGGCCCGCATCCATGGCGCAACTTTCAAGACATCTTCAGGTGTTTTTGCATCGAGGATTTGATTGCGCATATCCACGGCTGCTTTTACTTGTAAAACCCGGCCATGCATTTCGCGGCAAATTTCCGTCGTGCGATGATCAAGAACGGCGCGAATCTCGTAGCGTTTTATCCCTGCTTTTTCATAACCACTCACTCGTCCAAGTTCAGACGAGCGCGAAACAACATGGTTCGCAAAGCCACGCCAATATCTGGTACCATAACTTTGAAATTGCTCGGCAAACTCTTTTTCAAAAAGAGTCCCGGCTTGCTTGTAATCCATCCCCTCGGTAATAACCTTTTTGCCTAATTTTCTTATTTTATCAGTTAAATTCCTATTAAATTGATTACGAACCCACCACACATTATGCTCATCCAAAACGCGCAGGGCCTTTTCATCCATCACACCAAAAGAGGGGGAAATGGAATGAGTAACATCAAAAATACCTTTTTCGTAAGAAAGCGAATGCGCCTGGTATAATGGCGCCGCAACCTGCCCGGCAAAAGATGGCCCCAGTTTTACGGCAAGCTGCTGAATCATTGCATCAATATCTTCATTCTTCATGCTGCCTTTTTTACCGCTCAATGCCCGGATTGCATCTTTAATTGCTTTCTTTGTTGCATCATCCCAATTATCCAGCAATACATCACCCAGTTCGCGGGCAATCTTGTCATATTTGTCAAATTTTAGAATGCCAACCCATTCTAAAACATTATCTATCTCGCGGCTAATCCGTCTTTTTTCTTTGCCGGTCATATTCATCGTTGGTCGTCAGACTCCTGCAACTGTTTGCGCAACTCCACAAGCTGTGCTATCAAATCATTCGCTTTTTTTTGCAATGCGGGTTTTGTATCTCTGGGCAAATATCCAATGCGTTCACGTGCTTCATCATCTGTAAGATACATTCCAATCTTTTGCAGAAAATCAGCATCCTCAACATCGGAACTTATATCAAATTCATTAAATTCAATTCGCCATTTTTTTAATCCCAAGCCATTTTTTAGAATGCGGTTAAAAAAACGTTCGATACGCTTTTTTTCCGGATCTATTAATGTTTCTTTAAAAATTCGCATTTGACCGATAGCCTCCCCTCCACCACCAAGTTTCCCGGCGGACATAATTCCGAGCAGTCTTGGTGGCACACCATGTGCCTGTATTACTTCATCGCGATTAAAGCGCCTACCATTTAAAAATGCAATATCTTTTGTATCCATTTGCAGTTTATGCACATCCACTTCAACATCGCGATCCTCGATTGGAATGATCAGCATTTTACCGGCATTTTTTGTGTCCGTAAAATTTGTGCTTAAAAAACCTTGTATATTGTTGCGCGCTTCCTTGCTCATGCTCGCACCACGAATAACCATCATTGTTTTCGCCAACATTTCATTTTCAAAATTATAAATATTGTATGAGACGCTGCTGCGGTCCAATGATATTGCCGCCATAGCCGGAATCCATTCCGGCTTACCGTAATAGTCACTTTTGGGATCATAATTCATTAGTTGCGCTATTTCATTATTGCCCTTATATTTATTTCCATATTTATTTTCTTTATGGTTTTTCATACCAAACTGCCAAAAAAATTGCTGTTTACCGGATCGTACTTGCCAGTAAGCATCCATGTTGACGTGCCGCCGCACAGTTCTCCCAGGAACATGAAACAATCGCGAAATTTCATTTTTCATGTTACGTGATATTTCAATAAAACCATTGCCAATACTGAAATAATCAATTGCTGTACGAAAAGCCAGCTCGGAAAAATTAACATCCTCATCATCGCTCAATGAAAGAAATTCTTCCAGCTTCCTGTATTCTTCATCAGGCTCTTTTTTTGAATCATCTGTTACAATATTATATCCAAGCTGTGTGCAAAGAGCCGCTTTCAGAGAAATGCAGCGCGCATGCCATGTATTTATATCGTAAAATTCTGTTAGAGTAGTAAAAGAATACCTCGGTTGCTGCACATTCAATGTCTTCCATGTTTTTATTTGCTGCGAGGCATCCTTTTTGTCTTCGCTGGCTTTAATAATAAAAACATCATTTATTTCCTTATTCATCATCATCTCCAAGCATTTTTAATGCAATTCGTAAGGCTTGTTTTAATTTTTTTGTGCCCCTTGTACTTACAGTCGCTTTATATCGTTTTTTATTTTCAACTGCATAGTGCCAAAATGTAGGACCCTCAAAAGTGTTGCCGTCTTTTTTCTTCACAGTCTTAAACTGATTGTATTTACTCCATATTTGCGAATAAACAAAAGCAGCAATTTCTTTATCTTCCCATCTTTTTTGTGTTTTGACAATAACATTTTTTGTATAAGCAAATGCCAACCGTATGACAATATCCATTGTTCCAACTTGGTGCTCAATAATGTTTTTATGCCGCGCCCTTGCCGCATCGCTTCCTGTGCTGCGCCCAAACCACCATAACCTAATCTGCCCCATGCTTGGCCTAAAGCCGAACATCCTAAAGCATTCATTTTGTATTTTTTGCCAGCTATTCATTTTTATGTACGGATTAATACCTTGTTATAATTTTTTACGTTTACATCCCACCATTTGCCCGAATACCCAGGGGCCAAAATTATTCAAAGGTATTTTGAAATATTCGCAAAAGTTCCATACTCCCATCCAAAAGCTTGCCACGGATTATATCTGATGAAAAAAGTTTTCAATTTAGGTCTAATAATCATTTTATTATATCCTCCAAAATTATAACAATGTGCTCTATCCGACATTGCACGCGGTTCGTTAGTTTTTCTTGTGGAGCTTAGGCAGTGCGGCTAAGCACCCACGTTATAATTTTAATCAATATCTTCCTCTGGGTAATCTAAACAATTATAAATATCTGTCATTGTTTGTCGATCATCCCCGGAAATTTCAAATTGTTTAAATTGTTCGTCGTTTATATTGCCCAATAGTTTTTTTAACGCAAAACTTTCGGCTTCATTAAGTTTAAGAATTGTTATTTTTTCAACTTCCATTTCATACTCCCTAAAATTATAACAACGCAATCAACCTGACGGAAAAACGCCGCAGGTTATTGCACACATTATATCCAAAATTCAAGTTGCCTGCTCCGACGCTTCTTTCGTTCTGCACGATTCTTTTGGCGCATTGCTGCATCGTGTGCATTATGGCATTTCTGGCATAGCGCAGCTAAATTGAGCAAGCTCGCAGCTTCCGGCCTTTGATCGTAGACATGCGCACAAGTCAATATGACCTTACTGCCGGTTATTGGGTGCGGCTTGTAGTTTTCAGCACCGCACCATTCGCATTTATTGTGCGCCCGGTAAAATCGAATAAAGCGGCTGCGAAGTTTCCAGTCCTTCGGGTATCTGGCTTTCATTTCCGGCCTTATTGGCATAGAATGTAAACCTATCCCTTTCTTGTATTATTTGATCCCACTTTTGTGTTCTTGCGCATTTCCCCACATCACCCCAAGCACACCGCCGGCCATAGCCCCAATCACTGTGGCAAGACCAACAAGATCGGCGCCACTTCTTATGCCCTGCCAAATCAAAAAAGAACTGCAAAGTAAAAAAATCACACCAAGAATAACTTTACGATACCCAATCATATTCACTCCCAAGATACATCTCTTCCTTGTGCGCTTCCGCAATTCTGTGCCCGGTATTGGCCTGGCATTTTGTACAAAAGCGCGTTATCAATGCCCATTGCGGGGAATCTTTATAAAATGAAATCTCCTCACTCTCATGGCCGCAATCGAGACAATATATTCGTAATCTATATTTGTAGACAATGTTCATAATATGATCACCTCGTCAATTCTTCCAAACGCCTTTCTTTCTTTCACTGCATAAGCGCCCTCAAGTGCATCTGCCCGGTCATCCTCAACGCCATTATTCTCAATTTCCAAAAGCTCATTGATGACGCCATCTTCCTGATCTTTGCTAAACAATAGATCCCCGCGCTGTACCGGACCTTCGAGCGTGTTAATGATCCGGCTTTTTTTATTCTTCACCGCCCGAAACTGTCGCAATGGAAGAGAGAAGCCGTATATTTTTTCGTATTTTCTTATTTCACTTTTGAGTAGCGGCATGGCGTTTATTTCTATACCGATAATGTCGTGCTTGTATCGTTTATATTTTTCATACATGTTCAAAATCATTTTCTCGATGCTGCATTTTTCTCCCCAGTCATCGAGAAGATAGGTTTTTTCGCTATTCGGCGGCGTGCCAATAGTTTGAAATGCTTTGCCATTGTGATGCAATTCTTCACCAACGGACGGATCGAGATAGCCGATAATCGTCCAGCCATTTGTATCCTGCGCGCCGCTCTTTTCAGCGTAATATTTAAAATCTTCCGGCTGAAAAGGCGCTTCCTCGTCTGTCTCCAAAAGCAAATATTCCCTATTAAACCGGGTGCGCCCAATAAGCCGCTTGATCTCGTTCAATTTTTTCAGTGGAAACCTTTTTGGCCAAGTCGCCCTTCCATCTTTTATCGCAGGTATTTTAATCTTTTTTACTGCCGGGTTTTTGCGCAAGTGTGAGAGAACCGTCCGTCGATACATTGGTGTTCCTAAAAAATAAGCGCGCCATTCTATGTCACATGCCGGAATGGCCTGCCCGAAAATCCAATCCAAGCCTTTTTTGGTTATTTCAGGATTGCGCACATGCTCATCACTTTCAAAATCATCAAATAACCATAAATTATGTCGAAACTGTAAATAAGAATCTCCGCGTGGATTTTGCTTTCTTCCATAAGCCTGGCAACAAACGCCGTTGTTTGTAACCCAGCGTACAGCCTCATCTCGATCTGACATTTTTATTGCAAAATCATTTTTTATACGCGGATTATATTTTATTTCGATGCGTGGAATGGCAAGGTGCAATGCCGCTTTGTCCTGTGTGAAAGAAGAATATCCGGCATAACGTATTTTCCGAAAAAGAATATCATGCAAAAGATAAGCATGTGCATCCGTGCTTTTACCAAATCCGCGAAAAGCCTCCCATAACAAGAATTCATTTTTTGCTTTCCAGGAGTCTTTCAATTTTTTATGTTCCGGACTGTCCGGATCAGGAAAATAATGCGGCAAATAAGTGCGACAAAAATAGCTCAAATCTTTTTCGGCACGCGCTTTCCTGTCATTTGCCGCGCTTATACTCGTATCGGAAAACTGCTCGACGTCTGAAAATATCTTTTGTACGAGCTGCTCAACCCATTCATCATAAATTTTTATGGACGTTTTTCTCATATTCTTTCAACCATCAATCATCAACCGTCAACCATCAGTTATTTTTTATATTTATTCCGCATATATTGTGTAAAATCAGGGATGTGCTTTTTTAAAATGTTGAATGCTTTTTCATCTTTCACTTGATATTGATAAAAATCCATCATATCGCTCAACACTGTCATCGTTGATCCTAAAATATCAACTTCCTCATCGATACCTTTTATCGCCTTAACCGCCTTAATAAGCGTGTCTGCCTCCGATCTTCCGAGACGTTCCCAGGTATCTACCTCTTTACCTAAGAGGTAAAGAGCTTTTTCAGAAATAGCCTCTGCGGATTTCACCCACTCATCATGCCGCCGGTCCCATTCCAGTTTTTTCCGCCAGCGAATTGTCTATCTTTTCGAGACTGCCCCGCCAAGTTCCTCTACAATTTCATTGTCATCATATCCCCTGCGCACAGCAAGCTTTTCGGCAATTGCCAAATATTTACGCATTTCTTTTGTGCGCCTGGTCCTGTTTTTCGCAACTGCTTTTTTAGGGGGCGACTTTTCTTCTTTTGTGTGCCTGGTTCTTT